AAACGGCACGTCTTTGTTGATCGGCGGCTGCGATCCCGGCGGCGGCCCGGTGGCGATCAGCAGGGCGAGATCATTTTGTGCCTGGGTCATCGCCGGGGTGAGGTCGTCGCCGTCGCGCGCGGCTATCACGGGTTGCCCCAGCCCCACCGCCCGGCCGGCTACCGCCAGCACCATCTCGTTCGCTTGCTCCTGCGTCGGGTACGGCGTCAGATCGTCCTCTTTCGGTTCCGGCATTATCGCCTCCTTTGGTGACGATCCGGCGCAGCAACCACTGCGCCGGAATCCGCCATGTGTACCGCCGTGCTACCAAGTGACGCCGGTCACCCAGGCAACCACGCCGGTGCGGCGCATCGCCCAGTTCATCGGCAGGATCATTCGCAGCGCCAGCGAGTCGGTCTGGAACATGCTGCGGGTCGGCGTCGCCGCCACTGCGCTGCCCTGCGCCCCCGTAGTCAGTTGCAGCGGTGTCGTATCCTCAAAGTGCAAAGTCGCCTGATCCGATACCTCGAACCGCGGGTCGTCACCGGCCACCGACATGAAATCGGCGGCATCCAGCAAGATCACCATAGTGGCTGGGCACGTCGAAGAGACGATGACCGGGTAGCCTTGGAGCATGTTCCCGTCGATTTCCTGCTTGAACGGAAACACGCCGTTGGCCGTCGCCGTCAGCCCGATCGAGTTCGACTGCGCCGGGTTCATGATCCACACCGGGGTCCGCAGGCTGTTCGCCGTCGCCAGCACCGCGACCATCTGCTTGACGTCGCCCACCAGCGCGGTGAAACCACCGCCGGCCGTCGGCGTCAGACCGGAAACGCCACTGCGCAAACCCGCTGGCCGGATCGCGCTTGCCGCGGTGGCGTCGACCAGGATCGTGTCGATCGCAATCGATGTGTCCTCGGCAATCAGCGACCGAAGGATGCCTTCGATCTGCGGGTTCGAATGCTCGGCAATCTCTCGCGTGTAGGACGAGATCACCGCCATCTTCTTCAGCCCGATGGTGATCGGGGCAAACGAAGCCTGCCGGACCGGGATCGGTGCACCTTCCGCCACGAACGATCCCGCGATGCTGGCCGTGGTGGTGCGCGTCGGCATCGACAGCACGGCAAAGCGGCCGAGCATGGCGCGAAACCCGCGAGCCGACAGCGGCCCATAGATCGACCCCGGATAGAGCAGATCGAGAAACTCGCCATAGGTCGTCGTCGCAAGGGTGTCGGCCCAGCCGACCCCGGTCATGGTCGCGGGCGCCGTGGCGGCGCGGGTAAAGTAATCGTGGACCGCACGCGTCGGCTCAAAATCGGGATAATTGCCGTAGCGTTCGTGCAGCGCCTCTTGCAGCGAGATCTTTTTGCAATACGCCACCACCTTCGTGGTCATGTGGCGGAGCATCAGATAGCCGGGCTCTTCCTGTTTCCTCGGCACCGCCCAGGTCTTCGGTGCGGTGCTCGGCAGGCTGGCGCTGGGCGGGTACACCGAGGTGCGGGATGCCGGCACCGCGACAGGGTCGCTGGCCGTGGCGCCCAGCGCCTTCTCGGCGCGCTGCCAGGTGCCGAGTTGATTCTCAACCTGTTCGATCCGCTCGGTGAGTTCGGCGGTTTTTGTCAAATCGTCGGGATCGAGGACGGCAAGCTGGTCACGATAGGCGGTGATCTCACCCTGGGCGTTTTGGATGCGTTCAGATAGCTGGTTCATCGGTTTGTGCTTTCGGAAAAGGGTGTCGGTTCCGGCTGGCACGCCGATGGACGACCGCGACGGCGCTGGCTGATCCGGTTCGGCTGACACGCCGAAGATCAGTTGCCGCGTTTCGCGGGAGAGCCCGAGCGACTTGGCGATTGCCAACGCGTTCGGGTTGGCCGGCACCGAGACGAGCGAGCATTCAACAAGCTCGGCCTCGATAAAACGGATGCCGCCGGACTTGCCGATCGGCTCGAAACTGTCGCTGTGAAACCCGACCGAGACGGCACGGGCGATGCCGGCATTGACCGCGGCGTGGATCTCGCGCAGCCGGTCGGATACCGGGTCCATGAGTTCAAGCCGGCCGGTGAGTTGGCCCTTGCGCACGCCAACGTCGCGCCAATGTCCGATCATGAAATTCGGGTTGTGGCCGAACAGCGCGATCGGGTTGCGGTGAAAATTATCGAGGCGCCACCCATCCGGCTCGATCACATCGCCCATGCGGTCGACGCTGCCATCACTCATGACGAACTCAAGCGGGTTCGCCGCGGGCGGTGGCGCCGCGGTTTGTTTAATCCGTAGGTCCATTGTCTATCCGATCAGCGCGCGGACGTTAAACGGCCGGGTTGTGTTCGCGGTGGCGGCCTTCATCGCCATCGCCAGCGCCTGCATGCCATCAATGCGACCGCTGCTCTTGGCCTTTTCCAGCTTGCGGTTGCCGGCCGGGTCGGTGACCACGGTGGCATTGGCGGCGCACATCGTCAGCACCGGGTGCATGCCGTGGCGCAGCCGGTGCTGTAGTGCCACCGTCTCCAGCGCGTCGAGCGCCGGCGCCATGTCGCGGTAGCCCTGGCCGCATTCGTCGAGCGGCACATTCACGCCCATGCCGACCAACGCCGCCTTCAGCTCGCCGACCCGCCAGCGATCAAACTGGATCGAGCGGATCGTGCAGTGCTGCTTGATCTCGGCCAGCCGCTGCGCGACGAAGCCGTAGTCGATCGTCACGCCCGGCACCGCGGTAATTAATCCATTCTTGACCCACAAATCATACGGGGCTCGGTCCCGCTGCGCCCGCTCGCGCAGGGTGTCGGCCGGCGTCCAGAAATGCGGCCACACGTTCCAGGTGCCGCCCGGCCCTTCGGCCACCAACACCAGCGCGGTGAGGTCTTGCCGCGACGACAGGTCGAGCCCGCCATAAACCGGGCCATTACCAAACGCATCCAGATCCGGCTCACCGCCATTCTGCTGCCATACGCTCTGCGAAAACAGTTGCGACAATGCCGAAACGCGCTGGTTCAAATGCAGGTTGCGGAAGGTGCTCTCGAAGCTCGGCATCGCCATCGCCTTCTCGGCGAGCTTGGCGATTTCGGCCATGTTGAGAAAATCATCCAGCGCCGGGTTAGCCAGCCGCCAGGTGGCCGGGTCGTCCATCGGCGCATCTTCGGGCGCGTCGAACAGCACCAGCTTCATCGTCGGGTCGGCCGCCGTCTGCGCGTAGTCGATCAGTTGCGACAGCAGATCGGCCGAGGTCGGAGCCTGCGTGCTGATCACGATCGACAGAGGGTGCGGGTGCGCCCCCATCGCCGTCTCCAGCGCGTCGTAAAGCTCGCTGCGCGGCCCGCGGACCTGGCCGAGCTCGTCGTGGATGACCAGCGCCGGCGAGAACCCGTAAGTGGTGCTGGCCTCGGCCGCAAGCGCCTTGTAGCGAGCACCCGTCAGCGGCGAGAACAATTCCTTAGCGCTTTCCCGCGCCACCATCATGTTCGGGTCGGACAACTCCGGCGACATCCGCACCATCTTGGCCGCCAAATCGTAAACGATGCCGGCCTGGTGCCGCGATTGCGCCGAGCTGAATATCTGCGCATTCCGCTCCGCTTCCGGCCCGACCACGTGCGCGATCACCAGCATTGCAATCAGCGCGGTCTTGCCGTTCTTGCGCGCCATGCTGACGATCGCCTGCCGGGTCGGCGTATCGTAAACCTGCCGGATGATCTCCCGCTGCCATTCGCGCAAGACGATCGGCTCGCCGACATGCGCGCCCTCGGGCGTCACAAGGTACTTTTCGATGAAGCGGATAATGCGGTCGCTGCGGTAGTCGCTGCGCTCGCTCATGCCACCATGCGAATCGGCCTGACGGCAGCGCCGCCGACCAGTTCATCGTCGCGATTATCGCCCGCCGCCTCGCCCGCCATCGTCGACCGCCGCTCGACCGCCGCCTGCACCGTCAGCCGCAACAGCTTCGACGACACCGCGTAGTTGCCGCGCAGCGTGCGCAGATCCACCAGCAGCTCGCGGCCCTCGCGCGAACCCACCGGATACCGGCGCAACCTTGCCCAAACCTCCTCTAACCGGCACTGCGTCTCACAATGATCGGCCAGCAACCCCAACATACTGGCGTCGAACCAATCGACAGGCTTTGCCGTCACAATTTGCCGCCAAATGTTCTTGGCGCGGGTCGTTAACACCCGCGGCGCCTCAATCGGCTTTTTGCCCGCCCGGTAAAACGAGGCGGCGCGTTCTTCGGGGCTGGTTCTAGGCATCAGCCGATCGGGTCAGCGGAAGAAAAAAACGAC